CTCATTTCTTTAAATCATTTAGTTCTGGATGAGTAAAATAAAACTCTGTCAACATTGCAGCATTGCACATTAAGTGTGCCGAGTGCAGTAGCCCACTTTCTTCGTCTATCATTTCTCCAAGGCGCATGGCTTCCAGGTGACGCATAGCGGAGGCAATCACAACAGAGAAGGGAAAGCCTTTCTCCCAATTACCAGCAGGATACTTCTCTAAACCTTGCGTCCAAACTTTGGCATATTCTCTTTGTGCAATAGCTGGGCAAAGGTCGTAGCGTAGCTTATTTTCATTGTGTCGCATAGCTTCTTTCATAGGTGAAATGCTTCTAAAGATAATATAAATTTATTTGTAAGTTTTAACTCATGCAGCATCTCCATGGCTATATATCTTGTTTCTGCCTGGGCATTTGCGTCAATGCGTAGCTTAAACATATTAATATAAGCGTAGAGCGATCCTGTCCAGATAAAGGTAGTATTTAAATTTAAAGGTAAGATAGTACGTGCTTGTTCTTTGCTTACTCCTAACTCAATTAACGTGTGATAGGCTCTTTTAGCATGGTCAATCATTTGCTCCTCTATAAACTTTGCCTTCTCTTCGACATCGGTAAACAACATACCTTCACTACCTTGCTTACTTGATTTACTTTGTTTTCTCCATACATTTACCTTAGTGTATGTATCGGAAAAATCAACGTATCTGCCAGAGATACTATTGGCAGATAAGCCTACTTGATGCTTAAACAACTGCCGCTCAACGTAGATAGGGCAAGTTATCCGGTACTGTAATTGCGGATGGCGAAAGGGCGAAGTGTGACCATGTGAGGCAAGGTAATTAATTAGGCTTTTGTTTTCCCCACTGGTGTAATTGGTTGCGTCCTTGCCATAGCTAACTCTGGCGGCATTGACTACCATTTCATCATTGCCAAATATTTCTAATAGTTCTATTTTCATTTGTATCATTTTGTTGATGTCAACGATATGGTTTAACGAAAAAATCCAATTAACCAAATTGGACAATAAAATATCCAAGCCATAAATCTTTCAGTAAGACTTACTGCTAAGTTTTCTTTGCCTATTTCTTTACAGTCGTTTCTCCAAATTAAATAAAATGGTATAAATAAAACAAGTTGTAATAATATACAAATTAATAATGTTTTCACTGTTTATCATTTTGTTAATGTCAACGATATGGTTAAAAGTGCCTGTCTTTCCAGGCTGTCACTCGTTTATTTTGCGCTCTTTCGACTTTATGAGTTAAGCCCTGTTAACCGTAAGCGTTTCGGTTCGTCTGCAATCATATGTAAACCTGTGACGAATTTTCCTTAATGTTTACATCTTGCTAAGCAACAAAGATAGGAATCGAACCTATTACGGCAACCGCTATTACACGCCCGCTCTGGCACCAGCTACTTTGTTGTCAATTCATCCTCTGACGCATTTAGGTGTAAAGAAATGTTTAATCAAAGGGAAAATAACAATCACCTAAACCCGAGGTCTGCAAATATTTTTAAGTAGTCATGTGTCCTACTAATATTCTTTCTTGCCTAAAGCTACTTAATAATGTCCTGTAGTTATCGCTGGTAATAATTAAAAGTTGCTTTACCGCTCTACATTGCTCAAAGATGGCAGTGGCCTTTGGGTACTTACCTTTCACATAATAATCTGTCAAGGTAGAAGAGTGCTTTATTCTTTTATACTCATCCTCTGCCATGTCGCGGATGCACATCATAAGTAGCTGGCTATATATACTTTCATTCATGCCAGAGATTACAGTGTAGCGAGAATAATAAGCGGATAATTGTCTTAAAAACTCGTCGCAAGAATCAAGGTCTTCTCCGCTTGGCGCTGTACTTATCCATGCGTTCACCTCATCGGAAAAGGCTTTAATCTCCATCATTTGAGCATTGTACTCTTTCACTTTGCGTCTTTTACCGTTAGCAATGTAATTGTCTTTATTTCTTCCGTAGCTACACCGTAAAGTATTTCTTGTTTCTTTTGCGCTGCCAGTTGCTCCTCCCTTTCCTGTAGTTCCGGACTATGAGTATATGACTTCTTCTCATATGTAGAATAGCTTAATACCTTATTTTCAACTTGCACCATATACCTACTATTCTGCAATTCCTTTTCTATTTGCTTTCTATAATTATCTCTTTTTTCCGTATACATTTTAACACTATTGTCATACTCTACATAGCGACTAATAATAGCAGCTAATTCCTCATTACAATGCAGCTCATAGGCTTCCGCTATTTCCTCCGCTGCTTTCCTTATACGCAGTGCTACTTTAGTAAGGTCTTGCATATTAAAAGTGTGCTGATATGTTTCATGCACATCTGTCCACTCCATGCTTTTGCCTTTTATCCTTGTCTTGTAATAATCAATAAAACAAGTAGGAATAATGCCATATTGCTGAAATATTACATAGCTATAGGCTTGCATTTGTAAACTGTTTTCAAGTCGATCTTGTGTCCAGGCAGCAGTGCCTGTTTTAAAGTCTCTGATAATCTCAAATTTTTCGGAGGCATTGTCAATGTATCCAAGAAATTTAAAGTCACCAAAATCATACTCCAGTTTATGCTCAACATGAGGATAAATTAAAATATCGTTTAGAAAGTTATTAGGAAAATTAAAATCTCTTTTCTCTCCTTTGCAATAGTCCTCAATGTCACTGGCAAACTGCTTACCAAACTCCATCATCGGGGAAGGAGCATCCGGTATGTTTAGAAAATACCTCTTCATGTAGGCAGAGGGATCGGACTCCCAGAGATTAATCTGGGAGATAGAAAGGTGTGGTCGTGGTAGTTTAAACATTGTCTTCTGTTGTATATTGTGTTTCAATAAATTTCTTTACTTCATATTTTACATAATCTATTGCTTCCTCTATCTCTTTTTCATTATTATATTTATTAGTGTCTATTTTATTCTTTATATGCGTAATAGTATTTACCAATAAAGCTAATCTTGTACTTCCATTAAATGCCCAAGTTTGTATTTTTTGTTCATCATGGTCATAAAAGGAGACATTAAACGGTGTTTTTCTATCTAAAGCCATTTTGTTTTGTTTTTAAGTTTTAAAAAAGAGGCAGCGCAGTTACTGCCTCATAATAAGTCATTCACCTCATTTTTTGGAAAACCTGTATAAAGATAGTGCTTGTCGCTGCCGTTGCATTTTCATGCGGTATGCCAGCTTCACTTATCTTGTTATAAATGTCAATGTATGCCTGTGAGTAAATAGCAGACATCTCAAAGACTAATGCAGCCAAGTCTGGCTTTTCGCTTTGCTCTGCCTGTGCAGCAGGTGTCTGTGCCTCATCCTCTACTACCTTGTATTTTCCTTTGTCATCAATTAGCTGTATGTTCTGACCAGACTTATATCTCTCTATCACATCGCCAGGCTTTCCGTAAACTCGCACTTGGCTTTGATCCTCCAGAGTTACGAGGATGTTTATTGAAGGCCCATATTGTCCTTCCCTTGGAGCACCTGCACCATATTTTACCACACCTTTAACGATTTTCATAATCTTCTTTTTTGCAGTCTAAAATCTCTTGTTCATATCTATCCCACACATCTGTGAGCTGCTCCGCTATCCAAGGCACATCCAGTGCTTCTGTCATGATTTCGTTAAATAACACTTGCTGGGCATCATCCAGTAATTCGTAGCGGAAGATTTTGTTAATAGCTTTGTCAACATCTTCCTCTGTTGTGCCTTTAATGTGATAGTCATCCATTAGGTAGGATGCAAATCTTTTACTAATGTCGTTCATGTTTGTGTTTTAAAAGGTGAACAATTTATTTTGTTTCGTAAATATACAAAGTATATATTTAATATACATAATAATATTTAAATTATTTTCATTTTTTTATCACCTTCCTCCACACTGCCAACTTCTGGGCAATCACTACTGCCCTTTTCATGTTGCCTTGTTCTATTTTCTTTGCATGGCTGCGGATAGTAAGAAGGTCTAATGATTCTGGTGGCTCTTTGAGTGCAATGGCCTGTGCCTCATCCCATAATGCTCTTTTCTCTCCTTCCTCGTATGTTATCATGTCAAACTTTAGGCACATATCATACCAGTATAAAGGCACATCTTCAAAGGTCTTACCGGTAAACTCTTTAATCATGGTTGGAAATTCTGCGTACAATTTCTCTCTTTCTGCCTTTCCTCTTTCCTCCATCTGCACCTGGTGTCTAAGAGCTGCTACTTCGTTATCATGGCTGGCTATTATTTTCCTCCGGTAAGTCATATAGCCATTTAGTATTTTGCCAATGGTGTGCATATTAGCTTTGCCATAGAATTTAACATCATCATCCAATTCCAGGCTTTCAGCGGAGAACAGTCGGAAAGCTATTTCAATCTCATTGGCTGCTATTTGCCCAAAGGTTTTTACAATCTCCTTGGCTATATTGGCATAAAAGGCTAAATCTCCATCAATGCCATACATGGGAAACACGGAGCTGATAACATTCAATGTTTGTTTGTACGCGTCCTTTTGCTCCATGTTGGCAATGCGATTTGATCGGGCGGAGATAATTGCCTGCTCGTCGGAGTTGCGCGGTTGGTACTGTGTTAAATTACTCATTGGTAAATTGTTTTAGTTTGTGATAGGTTCTCTGGTATTCAATATACCTTTGCCTTTCCTCATTGGTCATGGCATGGTACTTGGCGCGGAGGCGGTGGTTCTCTCGTTCACGAATCTTCTTGTAAGTATATTCGTTCATAGTTGCGCGGTAGCGTTTCATGTACTCACGCATATAGGCATTTCGGTCTTGTTTATTCTTCATAATTTTCTATTTCGTGTTCAACTTCTTCCCAATAAGAATATTGGTCATAATCATCTGTGTTCCCTATATCTTTCAACACTTCCCGTGCTGTAAATAAAGCGCAATGCTTTGCTAAAATAGATAAAAGTATTTCCTGCCCTAATTCTCCTCCAATGTCTTGGATAAAAATATAGTAGTGATTAAATAGATCCTTGGCTTTTTCTTTGGGTGTTTGTTTCATGGCTGATATTCATTTACAAGTCTTTCAATTTCCTCCTGCCTCCGCTTCTCCTGTGCGGCAGGGTTGGAATACATAAATTTAGTATAGATGTTATTTGCCTGGGAGTAAATATTGCTAATAGTAAAGTTTGCTTTAAGCCATTTGTCGCTGATTTGCCATGCAGCCGTGGTAAACATTCTCACCATTTCGTCTGGTGCCTGCTCACTTACAGATACCTTTTTAAGCCATGTTACTAACTTTTTACAGTTTGCACCATCCTTAGCTGTCATTATATAATTATTCTTGTCGGATGGATAAGTAACACCTGCAAGCCGTTCATAGGTGGAGGCAAAGGCGGTAAAGCATAAGTAGGTCTCGGAGGGCTCGCGCTCTACCTTTTCTTTTTTCGCAAAATTTTCTTTTGGGTCAGAGTCAGTGTTCAGAGAATCATGGTAAGCCTGGCGAGAGAAAGGATTTTTAATTTTTGTTTTGGGGAGTGGATTTTTAAATTCACAACCTTTATCTATTGTATTATTATCTGTATTATTAACTGTATTACTATGTTGCTGATTTCGGCTACTCTGCTTTGTTGTTTTTAGCGATTCTGCTTTGCTATTTTTAGCAAACCTGCTTTGTTGCGGATGCAATTTAAGTCCTCTGTTTCTGCCATCAGTAAACACAACAACTATGTATTTTCTTTTTTTTAAGTCGCTAATAATATGAGCAACTCTACTTTCAGACAACTGCACAAACTTTGCCAAGTATTCATTGGAGGCAAAGCAGCCGCGGTCGGAGTTGTCCAGGGAGTCAATTTCAACTAATAAAACTTTTTCTATTATAGACAAGTCAGTATTAAGCCATATTTCTTTAGGTATCCAGACTCCTTTAAAATCTCTATTTTCTTTCATTGTTTACTAATTTTACTAACAATGTAATTAATTACTTCTGCGTCAAACAATTTATTAATGACTCTTATAAAATCATCTGGTGTTTGTTTAACACTAATAGTTGGTTTTCTTAATCCTACTTGAACCATTGCAGCATTGGCAGAAATTTCTTTTGCTATAACTTTATTTGCTAAATCTGTATGCCCAGATTTATTAAGTCTATCAATAGAGTAATCAACTCTATTGCCTTGTATTGTGTTTCTTTTATTATAGGAACTACTAACATTGTTAGTAGTTCCTATTTGTGTAAATTGGTTTATGCCATTACCACCATCACCTTTACTCCATAAATCTCTATGTTTTACAAGAACATCATCGTGGTCACGAAAGTATTTTTGAAAGTCACTATCTGTACTACCTAATCCACCTTCTAAAATAGGTGTTTCAATAAATGACTTGTAAGCTTCATGTCTTGATCGTTTATTTAAAATGTCATTAAAAGCATTTTGCTCTATCATTTCAAAGTAATGTTTCTTTGCACTTTGTACATTATGCAATCCACCATGGTATGATTTTATAAAATATTTTATACTAAAATCTAATGGTGTTTTACTTTCTGTAAATCTTACTTCTGAAGCCATATTGGTAAAGTTTTAGATTCATTAATAGTAGTTGATAAAGCATTAAGCCATTCCAATTTATTTTTAAGTTGTTCAAATGTCATGTCTTTTGTATTTGTCCTATTTTCATATACATACCTACCATTAATTGATTTTTTTAAATCACCAATAATAGTTGTGTTAATAGATTTTGACTTTAAATTTTTAACTATTTTATATGACATTGAACCTACTAAAGTATCAATTTTTGCAAGTAATTCATTCCTGGATAACTCTTGTTTATGTATAATTGCTTTCTCTTCAAATATTTTACCAAGATGTTCTTTTATAATATCAGTATGCTCTGAATTATTTTTATCAATTATAATTCTTTTATCTGATTGTAAACTATCCTTTAATCTTAAAAACTCTTTTTCTGGCAAATTATTTTTTTGCCATTCTTTAAATAATACATCTGTAATTTGATTAAATAAATTATACTCATAAATAGGTAAGTCATTCCAATTATCATCATCTTCTGTAGGTTCATCTATTTTACTATCTCCGGTAAACTCTGTTCCTTGCCATGTAATTTCTGATAATTGTTTTATAGTTTCTAATGCTTTAGAATCTGTAGGAACGTAAACATAACCAAAATCATCATCATAATTTTCTATCATGTAATTTCTTCTCATGGCTCTCATTATTTTTTGCACAACTTGATTACCATTATATTGAAGAGAAAGATAAATAATAATACTTGATTGAGGATTATCAAAACCTTCTCCTGCAACAGATACTTGTACTAAACATGGTATTTCACCATCTTTATATTTTATTAATATTTCTTTATTGTCAGATGATTTTCTGCCATTAACACCAGTGCCTATCCAATTAGCAAAATTAGGTCTCATATCATTAATCATTTTACAATAATTTTGAGCTGATGAAACAGTATCGGCAAATATTAAAATTTGGTGTATAGGTCTATTTGGCTTTTTTGCATTTGCATTAATATATAAATCAGTGTCTTTTAAAGTTAATTGGTCATATTTATCTATTGCCTCAATAAACAATGGACTTACATATTTACTTAAATATCTAAGTTGTTTTTTAATTTCATATTGATTTATATCCTTATAATCGTTTAAAATTATTTCTTCTCTTAATTGTTCTGTAGTTAAATTTAGTACATTACCTTCTATTAAAAGATCAACATAATAATCTCCAGCAATATATTTAATTCGTCTTATTGCTTCTTCTTCGATACCTTGTTTTATATCTAAGTTGTAAATATTATTACTATCAATTTGCTTAAATATAGATAATTGGTTTGTGTTATCTGGTGTAGCACTTAATCCTAAAAAATATTTAGCATTTAATCCAGCAATTAAATTACCAAATTTATTAACATCTGTATAATGATGTGATTCATCAACACATACAAACCAATTACCAGTTCTTAGTAAATCATTTAAAATAGATCCTCTACTATTTATTCCAAAGTGAGGAGTTACCATAAAAAACTCAGATTTATTATACTGATGTTCTTTTATAGCAAATGAATCATTTACTTGTACAACAGAATCACCAGAATTACATATAAATTCAAATCCAATTTTTTTACATTGCTTTTTTAAATCTTTGTTAAAATCAATTAATTTAACTGTTGATGGTGCTACATAAAGAAATCTATCGCACTTTCTTTGTTTACGAAGTTCGTAGTAAGCACCAATAGCAGTTAATGTCTTACCATATCCTCCTGGTAAAACTGCTAAATAGGTGCCTTGCCCACCGTTTAAAATCATGTTAATTGTTTCCTCTTGACCTTTACGGTACTGGAATCCATCTTGGTTTTCTTTTTGTGACATTCTAAACATAATAATTGTAGATTATTTATGAAAGTTTGTCCACCAAGACTGTATGGTAAGATATGGTCGGCATGATAGTTGCCCTTGCAAAGTTCAGTTTCGCATATAGCGCACTTAAAGTCTTGCAGTAACAGTAATAAATCCTTAGTACGATTATTAGCTACTCTCATATTTTGCTTACCTTACCATCAGTGTGGCGGACTACAGTGCAAAGATAATACTTTTTTAATTCTTTTCGACTATTTGTTTTACCTCATTCCTATCCTCTATAAAACCACTGCCATGACTCCCTCCGACTATCTTTAGGTACTGGTTCTCAACGCTGGCACTGTTTATAATCACTTGTGCAACATCTGCCACAACCTTTGCTTTGGCAATGTCATAGGTGCTGTCGGGGTCGGTCAGTTCTTCAAGAACGGAGAAGAGATGGTTGCGGAGGTCACTAATTTTGTTTTTCATTTTACAATGTCTTTAATCTGATTAATTAATATTTGCACTTCTTTTAATTCCTGCGGTAACTGCTTGTGATTGCGATTTAACATAGCCAAATCTTTCCTGGTAACAAGGCAGAGGTTACTAATGTCATCATTGTATTTATTACCATCCAATTTAAACACACACATATCTTTAGGCACTGGGCCGTGCACTTGTTCCCAGTTGTACCTGGCAAGGCTCATCCATTTATGATTAGCGTATTTAATTTCATTATATGAGTTAATGTCTCTAATACTACCAATCGGCATTTCATTATGTGGAATATTACCTTTTTTAAAAACACCGGTTAGTTTTTCTATATGCTGTGGGGACATTTTTTGTCCTTTGTTCCAGGGAATGTGCCCTTTGTGAAAGCAAGTTCTTCTTACTATGCTACTTGTTTTGACATTTGCCCATTGTGCAATAGATACATTACGGCAATTAGTTGTAATATACTCCTTTGTTTTCCTTAGGCCCATGGCATAGGCTTTGTTGGAAATTGATGTAGAACTGTGAGGCATCCAGGTGGCAATGACCTTGTTAGGAGTGTTAGGGTATAATCTTCTAATTATTTCTATCTCCTCGTCACTAAACATTTGTTTATTCCTTTTACTACCTTTTACCATGACTATCATTTTTAACAAACAACAATCCCCATGATGTTACATCTGTAACATCTTGCAAATAGTCAAACCCATACTTTTTAAACAATTCTATCCATTCCTCTTTTTGTTTAATGTTTATGTGTCCCCATTCAATGTCCCAAGCAGGATCAGTAGAGGCATAAGGAGTAGATGTAAAATAAAAGTATTTATTACAAGCATTGTATAATACTGGCATAACTTTATTTAATTCTGCATCGGTCATGTGTTCAAATACTTCTGTGGAATAGATAGCATCATACTTGCCTTTTACCTTAAAGTTCCCTTTTGGTAATAAATACCTATCAGAATCAATTCCTTTACTAATAGCAAATTCTCTTTCATAAGGATTAATGTCATAGCCAACATGATTATAAAAACTGATTCTTTGGCAGGCAGATAAAAAGAAACCTAATCCACTTCCAAACTCAAATACAGACTTGCAGCCCATTATTTGTAGTGTCCTTGCACCATTTGTATGAAGGTTAACAAGAGATTCATAGTTAGTAGTTGTAAAGCCAAGTTCTACTGATTTGTCAAAAAAATATTTATTATCTACCATATTAATATTCCATTTCGGGAAAACTGGCTTTTACTGTCCAGTATTCAGTTGATAAATTACTTCTTACTTTCCAAAGATTACTTGTATGGTATCCGCTTTTATAAAAACATTTACAAGTAGCATCTACAATGTTTTTTGCACTCATGCCTCTGTTATACTTAGCAAATACATATCTTTTGCAATTCTTGTACCTTGGTAAGTTTAAAACATCTGCCCAGCCTTGCACCATGGCATTGTAAGAGGAGAAAGCCTGGAAGGCGCAAGGTATCTTTTTACCATTCTTGTAGCAGTCATCCAAAGCATTCATCTTCTTACCGCTGCCTCTGTATTTTATTCCTCCAGGGTTAAAGGCTTTTGCCATTAGTTTACTTTCTATTCCGGCATTGGTTGCCTCGATGATAAAGAAAGCATAAATGACAGAGATAGGAAGATCAGTTTTCTTGTGCATAGTGTAAAAGAAATCTTCGTACATAAAGCCTAACCATATACGACGTAAATCTACCAAACTTTTGTTCTTTAATCTTCTAAAGCCTTGTCCTTCCAAAAACTCTTGCAGTTCATCTTTGCCCATGTTTTTAATCTGTGTTCCTGGCAGATTCTTCATGTCAATAATCATAAGATTATCTTGTGGATATTCTTTAGCAGGATTAGGTGCTTTGCCCTTGCTTTTGGCATTTGTACCTTTGCCGGAAAAGGAGATAAAGAGCGAGCTGATAATTAGTATTAAAAGCATATAGCCTTTAATTTTTGTTTGTTTGTTCATACTAATTGGTTTATAAATGTTGTTTAAAATGGTAAATCTTCTCCAAGGTCTAATTTACCTACTAGCGGAGTAGCGGTGTGCGGAGTAGCTTCTGCGGTAGGCTTTCCTCCAAATTCAAGGCTGGTAATTCTGCAATTAATCATACCAACAGGTTCTCCGTTTTTCATAAAGGCATTAACTGTTCCAGATCCTTCTGCGACAATGTAAGTGCCTTTTGTAATGAATGGATTAAGTTTAACGGCTCTCTCTCCCCATACAGAACAACCTACCCAAATCGTCTTTTCTCCAGCATTTGCACCATACACTTTTTCGGTGTGGGCAATAGAAAAAGAGCATACAGTTGTATCTCCTACTGTCTTTAATTCAGCATCACTGCCTACTCTTCCAGAAACGATTAATTTTATCATAATTATTTTTTATTTGCAAATATATATAAAATTGTATAACTTTGCATAAATAATATAAAAAAATGGATGTACTAACGAAAAAAAAGAAAAGCGTGTTGTTAGATGAGGATAGTCATAGGATGCTCATTACTACACAGATTAAACTATCGGCAAAGACTGGAAAGAAGATGCCACTGGTTGAGATTATTAATTATCTATGTGCAGATTGGCAAAAAAACAATAAATGAAGGCTACTATATTTACATCTTCTAAGAGTCAAGCGACTGATTACTACAGGACGATAGGCCCTTTCTCTCGTCTTGCATTGCAAAAGAAATTTGAATTAGTTATCTGCCAACAAGAAAAGGCAGCCTGGTATGACATCTATAATACTGATATAGTAATTATTCAGCGTCCTAATTCAACTGCATCCCTTGGTATCATGGCAGATGCAAAGCGAATGGGAAAGGCTGTTATAATTGACTTTGACGATCATTTATTGAATGTTCCAGAAGATAATCCTGCCTCTGCATACTTTAGCAATCCTCAAGTACAAAAGCAAATACAAGACACATTTATATTTGCTGATGTTATTATAGTATCTACTCAAAAGCTATATGACTTATATAAACCTTTGAGCCATGATAAGCCTATGTTTGTCATACCTAATGGATGGTCACCTACTGACTTACCTATGACAAAGGTAGAAGAGCAGCACAATCCTCCAAGGTTTGTTTGGAGAGGTGGCAGTACACACTTTGCAGACCTACATACCATAAAGGAGCAGCTCAACAAGGCCATGGAGTTAGACACAGAGTTTACTTTCTTTGGTATGCCTAAGTTCATGATGTATGACTTTAGCAAGAAGGCTAACTTTGTCGAATGGAATAGTATGTTTATCTATTTTACATTCATGCAAAGAATAGAAGGTGACTATGGTTACTATCCATTAGTAAGAAATGAGTTTAATGAGAGTAAGTCTAATATCTTTGCTATTGAATGTTTAGCGAATGGTATGCCAGTATTAGCAGATGTTTACTTTAAGGAGTTTAATATACCTGGTGTAATGTGTTACGATACACCTCACCAGTTTTTTGACCTTGTATTAGCTATTATAGCTGGCAACATTAATAAGCTATCTCTCGTTAAGGATGGAAGGAAGTATCTTAATGAGGTGTTACACATAGACTTACTTAATCAGCAGCGATACAAGATACTAAAAGGACTATAGATGCCATACATAAGCAAGGGAATAGGTAGTACCATACATAAGGCTAAGATGCAGCGCACACCATCTGGTGAACAAGGTAGCTACAATAACGCATGGCAGAAGGTTAGCGTAAACTATAGACGTGCCAATCCATTGTGTGAGGTGTGCTTGGTATTAGGTGAGATGGTTGACATAACACCAGGTGATTATAAGGGATGTGTTGACCACATGATACCTATCACGCGTGGTGGTAGTATGTATAACTTAGGCAACCTCTTAGCACTATGTAAGTCTTGTCATGATACTAAGTCAATACTGGAGAAGACATCTGTTGCACCTGTACCAATTTACATGGATGCAGACGCAAAGATACTACCGAAGGACAAGGCAGACGTGGTGACATGGCTGGCACAGATGGTACAGAGGAAGAGGAGCATGGAACAACAAGGAGGAGCATGAGGAGAACGAGCGGACAAGGTCGGAGAGGCGAGAGAGACCGGGGGAGGGAAGGAATTACCTCGAAAGCCCAAACATCGTACTGTGCAGAAAAGAAGACATTAATTCAATCTCCAAAAGGGGGGTTTAACCAAAGCATAAAAAAGCAAAATAAATGAGAGCAAAGTCATTGAAAACAAAAGAACTTCAAGGTACATTGATACCTTCCCGTATCAAATCCTTTTCTGGTAGCCCAGTCGGCAGGTCATTGCTAAAACTGAATGAGGACGAGGTAAAGATTTATGAGAAATTAAAAGAACACTTACAAGCCCACAAGGCAAGCAAGGACGTTGATGACATTTTTTTGAGCATTGCTACGCGTGCCATTGGTCATCTACTTTATAATGCCGAGGTTCTTGCAGTTGCCGGTGCAGTTATGGTGCATCCAAACGGTGCAAGGCAGGTAAGTGCCGAATGGACTGCATTTAAGCAATCTATGGATATGTTTTTGGAGATTAGCAAGAGTTTAGGACTTGATCCGGGCAGCCGTTTAAAATTGGACTACTTTAGAGATAGTAACGAAGATGAGGATGACGAGATAGCTAAACTTTTAAAAATGAACTAATGAAACAAGGCATTTTTGAAACATTGACCTTTATCATCGTTATGAGTATAATGGTAACAGGTTTAGCCGTTCCTTTTTACTATTTATGGAATTGGTTGTTTGTAAAATTCTTTTGGTTTGATTTTATTGATTACTTAGAGGCAGTTGGCTTTGTTAGCTTTCTTTTTCTATTTAGATTTATTGCCATAGAAATTAAAACACCTAAATGAAGTTTATTGAGGATGTTGTATCGGGGCGTTTAATATTAGGCAACTATGCAAAACTGGCAGTTGACAGGCATTTAGCTGATTTAAAAAATAACGATTGGGAGTATGTGTTTTCAGAGGAGAAGGCAACCAGGGCTTTCTCCTTTATTTCTGCACTGCGCCACACCAAGGGAGAGTTTGCCGGGCAGCGATTTAACATCCAACCTTTCCAAGAGTTTTTTATCAAAGTATTATTTGGATGGCAGAAAAAGACTGGTGGCAGACGATTCCGCAAGGCTTACCTTGAGATTGCCAGGAAGAATGGCAAAACGGAGTTAGCAGCTGCGATTGCAGTTTATTGTTTCCTGTT